CCAGCTTTCTGTAGTGCAGATTCTACTAAGAAAACGACAAAATTTGGGTTTGGTGGGATATCAGAGTTTAAATCTGAGTTCACAGCTGGAAATAATCATGTTAGACCTCTTATAAAATGGGCATATGCTGCTATGAAAGTGAAGTCTGTTCTATCGTTGGAAGGTCGTATGAATGTTTTTGCTGATCTAAGGAGGCAAGTGATAGAGGGAGGGGGTTCAGGCAGTCTTTGTGCTTTCATACAATGGAACCAAATGAAGCTGCACTACAAAACACTTGGTATGGGAACCAGTGATTTCTTTAGAGATTACTGGCTGTTATTGTCTGAGATCAGACACCCGTCAGTTGGTTGGTTTTGTTTTGAACCTGAGCTTTTCTGTGGTTACTTAGGATTTAATTTTGCAAAGTACTTTCAGATAATAAGTGATGTTAGATCGGCAGCGACTCAGAAAATGCTTCTTAGAGATTACTCTTACTCAATGTCTGGCGAAGGCTCTTTTGTCTTCGATATTGAGTTTCATTATGGTGAGCTAAAGAAATGGAAAGATTTCCTAAAAAGATTGGGAGAGTACCCTGAATGGAGGAACCACACTGATCTATGGTATAGAACTAGTGTGAATATGGAGGAGTCTATAGCATATTTATTAAAGAAAGCGTATACTCCAAGCAGTGCAATGCATTTTTCCTATGAGACTGTAAGTAGAGTATTTGCCACAGCGGCTTACATACTCACTTCTAAAACTCTTTTGTTTAGGAAAAAGCCTTTGCTATACAACATCAACGAAGCAAACAAGGCTAATTTAGATGAAGAAATCTCAAAGTCAGAAAAAGAGAGTAGCAATCTAATAGAGATATGTGTTGTTGTGCTTCAAAAACTCACAGAAATGATTAAGATAGAAAAAGCAAAAGAAGATTTGTTCAAAAAAGGAAAACAGTTGGTTGAGATTGAGAGGATTAAGCCCACAGAACCTCTTCGAGGCCTAATAATAGCGCCAGAAGTAGAGAGAGAGAAATTGTTAGAAGAAACCAGAGAAAAGATAAAAAGTACTAAAAATGAGAAAATTAGCAACAATAACAACCAAATGTTTTCAGACAATTCAGAACCATTAGGATATATGATAAAACCTT